AACCATCTACAAAAACAGTTACATCTCCTTTTACATAAACGGAATCATTTCCAACAACTACTGTAAACTTATCTTTCTGTATTCTCTCAGCTCTATCGCCATTTGGTCCCCATTCAACATATGAACCTGATCTATGATATAAATGAATTCTTTCAGCATCTTTTGTATCATCAAACTCTAATGCATGGCCAGATTCAGATTCATACACATTATTATAAGGATAAACTGCATTATAATAGGAGTTTGGTTCTACTTTTGATAATTTATTTGCGGCTTTACTTTCATTAATTGGCGATGGATAATCAGAATCATTTCTTGCTAAGCGAGAAGTGGATGGTTCATCTAATCGTCTAGGATATAAAGTGGCTGTTTCAGATGGTTTAACTGGCGCAGAAGATAATTGACCAGAGTTTCGGCCATCGTTAAATGCTTCCTGTGCATTTCCTGCTTTTAATGGTATACTTGGAAAAACTCCAACTATAATTTGATTTTGACCACTTTCCCCATCAGTAAAAAATCCAAATACCATATCTCCTTCTTTTGGTGCGTGTGGGTTATTATTATTTAAAGGCAATATTGGAATAGACCAAGGTAACATATCAGTCGGCAGCAACATTTTATTTTCAGCGTGCCAACCAACGCAGCGAACTCGGCATCGACCCATTTTAAGTGGGTCTTGTCTGTCTTCTACAACGCCAATCCACCAAATAAATCCATCTTTACCTACAAATTTTTTATTTTCTTGGCTTTCTTCCATATTAATAGTTTTCTATAGCAGCTGTTTGTTGTGGATTACTCACAGGTATAAATTCATTTGCTGAAGAATCTGTAGCTACTTCAATGATTGTTTCATGTTTTTCATATCCAATAATTTGCCTCGTGGCCACGATAATATATTTGCCACTTAAGCTTGGGTCTGAATTGTCATCGCCTTTTTCTTTTTTAGAAAAGCTGGGTGCAACAAGAGTAATGTTAAAACCAGAAGTCAATTGAAAATTACCTGGCATTACCAACTTTACTCTTTTTGTCATTAGATTTTTGATAATAGATTTTCTTTGTGACAACCAATTTTCAATATTTTCTTCTTTAGAAATAGATGTTGGGTCTTTCTTTTTAATATATTCACTAAACTGCCTAGCAGCGCCAAAAAGAGCCACAGTTTTGTTTGCATCAAAGGTTTCAGTATTGTTTACACCATCACGATTTTTAATTTGAGAAAAATTTGGATTTTCATTGCCATGTTTCATATTAGAATAATGGTCGCCGTAACTAATATTTTTTGTAGCAATAGTTCGTGTTAAGGGATCAAAACCTATAAATTTAGATGCATTAACACCTGACCGTGTTTTTTCTATTTCATTTGCCTGAGATATAACTTCTAAAGACCTAGCGCCACTAATTTCTTCAATTGCTGTTTTGCCTGGTTGGTTTTTTGATTCAAATTTAACATCTAATATTTCTGGTTGAGATAGTAAAGTAGATAAAGATGCAAAATTATAACCTATTGAATTTTGAAAAAACATAAAGTTTGGAGATTGATTTACATCAACAGACCTTTTTGCAATCCAATCAATTGCTTCTAGTGGTCTTAGGTTTGGTATAACTATTTTTTTAATGCCTGATGTTGGGTTAATAATGCCTTTTAAATTGTTTTTTGGCACTTTTAAATAATCTAACAAAATTCTTTCTACAATTTGTGCATTGGTAAGTTCATATGATTGATTAATTCGTCTTTGGTCAGAGTACATCAACTCATCAGATACAAAATGTAAAGTATAAATCTCACTATTCAATCCATCATTTTGTCGGTCAGATTGTTTAAAAATACGAAAAGCTTTATGAAAACCAGCCACATCAGAGTTTTTATCTTTGGCTATGTCAATCAATATACTTTCTGAACCATCAAATAGTAATTTGCCAGATAAACCAATAGAATCTTTAATAAGAATGGTACCACTCATTACAGGCATCATCAGAGAATCAAAGATGTTCAACTCTTCGTAAATAGAAGCTATGTCAATGTTGCCTGCTTTGGTAACAATAACTAATTCATTTACTTTAAATTGTGTAGATTTTTTTACTTCTAAAGTCATAACCTAATTATACGCTTAAATTCTTTTTCAACATCAGGAATAAAATCTTTTTTCAAAAGTTTAATTTCTCTTTTTTCTTCATTTTCTTCTACCTCATAATCATAATAAGTTTGTGTGTCTTTTGTAATAACAACCGTAACACTTTCACCTGCATCTGTTACATAAGAATTTGACGATGTACTAGTTTCCAAGTATGTTCCTTTATCAATATTAAATTTATCTACTGTAATCGTACCATCATTTGCGGTTGTGGTAATTATCTTAAAATAATTTTTATTGTAAGTTCGAGCCCAAGTAATGCCAGTAGTAGAAGTAACAAGACGATCATATTTTGTAGGATTTGCAGTAATAATAGGCTTCATTGTAAAATCTATGTACTCCATTATAGCTCTTGTAGTTAATTCACTTAAATCATTATATCTTTGATAGGCCAATGCATCACTTGCTGTTACCATACCATTATCAGTTATATCACCTAATTTTCTGCCATTAAATTCCTCAGTTAAAAGTGTTTTAAATGGTTCAACATTAAGGCTTGCTTTGATAAGATGGCCTGGCATATTTGTATCATCGACAAAATTTGTAGCATTGGCTGTATATTTCTTATCAATATAATTCATTAGCGTGTCATTTTTTAAAGGCCAATCCCATTGAGGGTCAATAATATCATTAAAAAGTAAAACAATCCAATGTCTTTCAGAACTGTCATAATATTTTTCTGCAATAATTTCAGGTGTATCACTATCTTGTATTTGGTAAGGATAAAAGGTCAAAGAATTTTCTTTTAATCTTTGTTCAAATCCAAAACGAGCAATAATGTTTGTGACAGCATCAACACCAGATGTATTATTATTACTGGTGTAAAATGTTTTTGGATAATAATTAAAAAGCTTTGCCATTATTGGTCAGGCTCCTGATTTGATGGATCATTTACATTTTTAACAATACCCAAAGACCTACCAGAATTAAAATCTTGTTTTGTAAGGTAAGTCGTTTCTTGGAATTGAAGCGTAACTTGTATTGCAACAGGCATACCGGTACGGCCAAGAGAAGGTTGATTTTCTCCTGGCACTTCAAATGCTGACCATCCATTTGGTGCATAGTTTACATCAATATTGGTTAGAACTGAGGTAGTCATTGGTGGAATGTTTGGATTTTGAACACCGCCATAATAAAACTTAATATCAAATTGCGATGGCGGTATTAAAAATCCCTGTGCATCTTGTACCAATTCTGGAGCTTGGTGAAAGCGTAAACGCTCAATAATTTTTTGAACTTCTAATGCTTCTCGCTCATCTCTTGGATAAAAAGAAAAGTCAAATTGAAATGTTCTAAAGTTTGGTGATTTATAGATTAATTCAAGCATTGGATTTTTTGCTACGCCAGCTAAAGCTTGAAATGCTACTGCACCAGTATTTTGGCCCAATAAACCCTTAGCGGCATCACTAATACCTAAAACAGCAGATTTGCCTAGCGAAGCTGCTCCTTCAAGAACACCAGTTTTTTCCATTTGCTCTTTGGCTGATACACCAGCTGCAGCTATTTTGCCAAGAAGTTCGCCGCCCATTTCAGCATTGTCATATGATTGTGCATAAGTGTATGCTAGAGTATCTGGCATATACAAAGCAATTGCATCTGTTGTCAATTGCGTAGTTTTAATAAAACTTTTATTTGTAATTTTTTTAATTGATGTATCAATGACAGTTTGAGTAGCTGCTGAATTACCACCAATTAAACTTGTTTTTTGATTAAACAAATTATTAACACTACTTACTGCATTTCCAGCTGCTTTACCAATTGCAGAGGTAATACCACCTAAAGAACCTCCTGTTATATTGTTAATTTGTCCTAAACCATTATTAATTTTGCCTAAAAGTTCACCACCAACTGATGAACCTAAATTACCAGACAAAGCAGCATTGATTTTATTTGCTGCCGCTTGTTGTGTGGCTTCTGCTGCATCATTTACAGAATTTTCATTAACAACCGTACCTTTAAATTGTGTGTTTTGTTGTTGACGAACATAAATGACCATGTAATGGCCTTTATCATAGTTTCCAATATCCATTGGATATCGGAGGGTGGTTGTTTTGAACCTATTATCTACTAGAGGACCTAACGGACCTTTTCTAATAGAAGCGCCTTTGTTGAATTGAATGTCGCCGAAGCCGAATAATGGCATATGGAAGTCCTAAAGAAAGATAGATAGTATTTATGTCATATAAAGGATGGTTTACTCCACACAACCCAAACAAATACAAAGGCGATGCCAAAAATATCGTCTATCGGTCATCATGGGAACTTCGTGTAATGAAGTATCTAGATGAACAACCCAATGTTATCTGGTGGGCAAGTGAAGAGTTGCCAATACCTTATAAGTCTCCCGTGGACCAAAAAATTCATCGTTATTTTCCTGATTTTATTGCAAGGATTCGCCAGGTTGATAAAGAAATAACTGTGGTTATAGAGATTAAGCCATTTCATCAAACACAACTTCCAAAACAGAAGCGTAAAACACAAAAGTTTTTACAAGAAGTTGCCACATACGCAATAAACCAAGAAAAGTGGCGTGCTGCTGATTTATTCTGTAAGGAGCATGGATGGAAGTTTATGTTAATTACCGAAAAAGAACTAGG